CCGCCGTTGTCCTGGATTTCGCCTGCCGTACCGGTGTTGATCACACGGTCGTTACGCATCGGGTGGTCCTCTCTCGTCGGGTGATCGGTTGTGGTGCGTGCCCCGGCCTGCACTTGCGGCATACGTCGACGAACCGGACCGGAGCTGGGCCGTGGCGGCGGGGCCGCGGGGGACGAATCCCACCGCCACGGCGGTCTAGGGGCTCAGGCGACGTCGCCGAGGCTGGCGCCGAGCAGCTCGTCCGTCAGCGACGGGGCGCCCGGGTTGGTCCGGTCGTAGGCGGCGGCCTCGGCCTGCAGCGCCTTCCGTGTCCGCGAGCTGCGGGCGGTCAGGTAGCGGGAGATCAGGTCGGTGCGGTACTCGGCATCCGACGACGGGGCGGAGGTGATCAAGGTCAGAGACATGGGGGTGCCCTTCAAGGTGGTCAATCAGGAATGGGAGGGGTGGTGCGGGGGTGGGGCACCGTCGGTGGGGACGGGGGAGGTCAACCCACCGACGGTGGTCTTGGGGGCCTTACTTCGGCCGGGTCTCGGACTGGTGGTTCTGCTCGCGCAGCTTGCGGAGCAGCTCCGCGTACTCGGCGTCGGTCACGGCTGGCCGCCCTCGGCGTCGAAGGCGGCAAGCAGGGAGCGGATCCGGTAGTTGAGGCCGGTCGCGGCCTTCAGCATCGCGGTGTGGTCGTGGATGTTGGCGGCGGCAACCTCGTCGAGCAACTGGCGGGCAAGCTTCAACTCGCCATTCAGGGATGCCGGGGACGCGGGCTCCTCGTCCGAGCCGTGTAGCGGGTCGTAAGCCATCACGACTCACCGCCGTCGACAACCACGAGGAACCGGTCGCTGGGCAAGTCCTGCACCACGGTCACCGGGATGCCCTGGTCGCGGAACTGCTGCGCCTGCTCCTCCGCCGGCCACGAGCCGCGCGGGTGGCCGGCCGGGGTGGAGGCGAGGATCTGCTGCGCCATCACGCACCGCCCTGCTCAAGCTCGGCGGGCCGGGCCTGCGGGGCAGCGTTCTGCTGCAGCCACGCCACCAAGGCGGGCGTCAGGTCGGGGTACTCGGAGGCGAGGGGCGCCGTATCGACGTCGCGCATGATGTACGCGGCGGGGATCGGCCGCACGTACTGCCGGTCGGCGTCGATGATGCGGGCACCGGTCGCAATGTCGACGAGGACGAGACGGCTGTGCGCCGCCGTCTCCACCCGGTACACCCGGGTGTGACCGTCTACACCGTTCAGCCACTTGATCGGGTCGCGGTACAGGACGAAGTCATCACGGATGATGCTCTGCTTGGATGCGCCGCCGGTCAGATCGATCACGATGTTCGTCACGACGCCACCTCGACCAGGTGCAGCATGCCGGCGGCCTGGAGCTGGCAGCGGCACATCGTCATCTCGTCGCGGACGTACTCGCAGCCCTCGTAGTCGCCACGCTCGGCGAGCGCCCGGTAGTGGATGGCGGCCGACTGGTAGCGGGAAGCCGCCTCCAGCGGAGTAGTGGGGGTCGCGGTGCTCATGCCGCCACCGCCTTGAAGGCCCACCAACGGCGCTTCGCAGGCTTCGGCTCCTCCGGGAGCCGCTTCTGCGACTCGTGGTGGAACGTCTCGTGCAGGTCACCCCAGAACGCGAACCACTCGGCGGTCTGGGAGTTCGCCGCCAAAACCAGCGCCTCATCGGCCAGGTCGGCAAACGTCCGGGCCAGTGTGGCGCGGCTGTTGGACTCCAGAGCAGCAGCGAGAGAAGCGAGATGAGTGGTGGGGGTCGGAGTGGGGGTGGGGGTTGCGGTGGTCATGCCGCCTCCTCAGCGGTGAGGGCGAGCAGCCCCTGTACGGCACTGCCCGGAATTCGAATCGCTCCCCCGCGTCGGCTTTCGCCCTCAACTCGGGGCTGCCCGTACTGGATCGACGGGAGGTACCCGCTGGCAGCCCAGCGGTAGACCGTCGGCTTGGAAACCCGCAGCAGCTTTGCGGTCTCCGCCACGGTGAGCAGCTCTTGAGCCGCAGGCAGCATCTGGCTCTCCAATCCAGGAGGTGGGGTGTCGATGTCTCGACTGTATTAGGTGTGCGGTTCTGTTGCAACAGTCGCGCGGACGTCAATCGCTCTCATCCGCTCCCCGCGGGCGCCTGAACTGGTCTTATCGTTGGGAAGGTGTTCAATACAGTTGGAGAAGTCGCCCACCAAAGGAGGAGCGAGTGTCGGACGCCCAGTGGACTGGCGCCTCAGCGCCCTACATCCGCCCCAATCAGGGCGACGCCTGGGGCAAGGAGGCCGCATCGCAGGGGCGCGTCGGCACGCAACGAATCCTGTTCGCCGGAGAGGTGGCGGCACCCCCTGAGGTCGCCGCTGCACTCGACCTCACGGACGGGCAGGCCGTGATCCTTCGGCAGCGACTGGTCCTCCTCGATGACACGCCGGTCGAGATCGCCAGCTCGTACTGGCCTCTCAGCGTTGCCGCCGGGACGGCCCTCGCGGCAGCAGGGAAGGTCCGGGGAGGAGCTCCTACACTGCTTGCCGATCTGGGCTACGAGCCTCACGGCGTCGCAGAGAACGTCCGGGCGCGCCTGGCGACCCCCGAGGAACTCGCGACTCTCGCAATGTCGGACGCCAGCGAATGGGTTCTGACATTGCGCCGCACGATCACGGACGGTTCCGACCGACCTTACGAGGTGTTCGTCAGTGTGGCTCCCGGCCGCATCGGGCAGCTCAACTACTCGATGAAGGCGAGCTGACCATGGCAGACGAACAGACCGACGGAAGCGTCTGGTCCTCACAGGAGCAGATCGCCGCCTATCTCCGCGACCGGATCATGAATGGCGACTTCGAGCCGGGCGAGAAGCTGCCCTCCCTGCGCCAGCTTGAGTCGCAGTTCGGCGTCGCCACGAACACCGTGCGAGCCGCGATCTCGACGCTCACGAAGGAGCGCCTGGCGATCTCCGAGCAGGGGCGCGGCGTAATCGTGCGCCACCACCGTCAGCTGACGATGCGCCCGGCGGCCTACAAGAAGCCGGCGCCGCAGGGTGAGAAGTACCAGTGGTTGACGGAGAACGAGAAGCGCGGCATGACCGCAAAGGCGAAGCTGCTCCATGTAGGCGAGGTGGTTCCGCCGGCTGCCGTGCGGGAGGTTTTCCAGCTCGGCAAGAGTGAACCCGCGCTGCTGCGTCGTCAGGTGCTCTCTCTCGACAGCGAGCCGTGCGAACTTGTCGAGGTGTACCTCCCGCTCGAGATCGCGAGAGATACCAAGCTGATGAGCAATCACCTTCTGCGCGGTGGATCGGGTCGGGTCCTGGAAGACCTCGGCTATCCGAGCCTTCGATGCGAGGACAAGGTCTCGGCACAGCTGCCGACGCCAGAGCAGTACGCAGCCCTGCAAATGCCGACCAAGCTTCCGGTCCTGCGGACGTTCCGCACTACGTACAGCACCGACGACCGCCCGATCCAAGCGGAGATCATGGCGAAGGCCGGCCACATGTACGAGCTGCAGTACGACTTCTAGGCGCCGCCGAACCCGCCCCCGACTCGCGCGAGTCGGGGGCTTTGCGTTGCCGGGAATCAGCGCCTCGGGGTAGCCAACTGTTCGGCGTTACTAATACAGTTGCGGTCACGTGAGAGTGGCCGACGCCACACGCTCAGTAAGGAGCGGCATGCCCGAAACCCCCGAACGCACCGCGCTCTACCGGTTCTTCGCCGAGGACGACAGCCTGCTGTACGTGGGGATCGCCTATGACCCGGATGCCCGCCAGCGGCAGCACGCGAAGAGCGCCTCGGACACGTGGTGGCCTCTAGCCGCCCGCCGGACCGACGAGTGGTTCGAGGCTCGCGAGGCCGCCGATCGCGCAGAGATCGAGGCGATAGCGAAAGAACGTCCACGCTTCAACGTGCGGGACAACCCGCACCTCAGCGAAGACGTCACCAAGGTCCGTCAACGTCGCGCCGCCCGATCAGAGCTACTCCCCCACCAGGGCCCTTTCACCCGGTACTACCAGGTTGCCGAGGCCATCCGCAGGAAGATCGATACGGGTGAGCTGCCGCCGGGGGCGAAGGTGCCGAATCCGGTGTACGCCAGGGAGTTCGGAGTCGGCATCGAGACCGTCAAGCGAGCGTGCGAATCCTTGGTCGATGCGGGCCTGCTCGATCGCCGCCACTCCGTCCCCTGGCCCATGCCGGACGAAGGCGTGGTGAAGATTCCCGTGGACCGCCCGGAGGAGGCGGCTGCCATCCTCAGCGGAGTAATGACCGACGAACAGCTCGCCGCCTTCGTTGCCGCGCTCTGGATGACGAAGCGCAGGCCCGTCTCCGAAGTCGAATAGCCCCAGTAACGCGAACGGCCGGGCGCAGCAACGCCCGGCCAGTTCATCCAGCGAGTTCGAGCTCGCTGTTCCGTAATCCGTCCCGTCAGAAAAGGACTACACCCATGACCTTAGCGCAGGGTTGCACCCTCCCCCAGCGTTTGGCGCCCACCATGGACCACCTGTTGGACGCCCCACTGCCCGACCTCCTGGCCGAGACCGGGGTGGAGCTCTTCGAGAGCTCGATCGCCGACGCCGAGTTCTTCGGCGCGGTCGTCCAGCGCAAGAGCGGCGAGATCATCCTGTCTATGCCCGCCGGGCGCAGCGAGCTGGAGCACGACACCATGGCCCGCTACCTGATCGCCCAGGTCTTCGACGTCAGCTTGCCGCAGCTGCCGCCGCCGTTCACCACCACCGAGCTCTGACCTCGCCCGTTCAGGGAGCAGCCATGCCCGCATGTCCCGTTTCACCGAATACGGTGCTCGCCAACGCGCTCAGCCGCGCCGAGGACGTGCTCACGCCCCGTATCCGTACCGCGCAGCCCGAACGCATCGTGTTCGTGGTCGGAACACAGATCAACGGCGTCCCGCACCTCGGCACGTCCCTCGTGCAGTCCCTTACGTTTGCTGCCGCGGAGCGGGTCCGTCAGCGCTTCGGAATCCCTGTCGAGGTGATGTTCGGCGCCCTCGACAACGCGCCGCATGAGATCGTCGTGGACCCGGCGTCGGGGCACCGGTACCAGCGTGCTTACGCCCAGGCCCTCGGTGAGAACGTCCTCGCAGACCAGGTCGACGAGCTGTACCGGCCCCTGTTCAAGGCCCTGTCTGAACGGCTGTCGGTCCCCTATGCGGTCGAAATGTACTCGCGGCAGCAGGAGGACGAGCATTTCCGTCGTACCTGGTTGCGGGCGCACCGCCGCATCGATGCTGCCCGCTGGTGGCTGGACCCGGCCCACGGCAGCCCGCACGTCCGCGTTCCCTGCCCGCAGCCCGGTTGCGGCTGGGCCGAGAAGTACGCCGAGCGGACTCGTGTTCTTCTCGGCGACGACTACGCCGTGGTGTACGCCGTCTGCCTGCACCACGGCCCATACGAGGTTGTCATCGCCCCTGGCAGCGGCGGCTACCTCGACCTTGCGACCCTGTACCGCAATCTCGTCAAGGAGCTCGCTGCCAGCACGGACCGCGGTCGACTGTCCGTCATGGTCAAAGGCGGCGACTGGGTGTTCGGCTCGACCCTCGTCGACAACGCCCTGACTGCAATCGGGCTTGTCGGCGCGCAGCTCCCGACGCGGCTGTTCTGCCCGCAAGTCGTCACGGACACCGGCGCCAAGCTGTCCAAGTCCCTCATCCGGGACGGCAAGGCGTCGTTGCCCGTCGGCTCCGCCCCGTGGATGCTCGACACCAGGTTGTGGCCCGGGTCGTTGTCCGAGTACGCCGATCGGCTGCTGGAGATGGCCGCAGTATTCCTCAGCGACCCTCGGCATTTCTTCCGCTCGTACTCGGCCGGCGAACTCGGCCGCCTGATGTCCGCACCGACAAGGAGCGTCACTGCCCCATGAGCGACATGACCACCGCCCGCAGACACGAGCTGAACCTGTACCGCAGGTACTTCGAGCTGGTCGCCGCTGGCCGCAAGAAGATCGAGGTCCGGGTGCGGTATCCACACCTCGCCGACATGGCCGCGGGCGACACGATCCGCTTCCGGATCAAAGGCACCGACGAGACGTGCGACGTCCGGGTGCTGCGGGTCACTGTGTACCCGGACTTTGAGGCGCTCCTCGACGGCGAGGGGCCGGCGAACGTGAATCCGGCAGCCGGCCGCGATGAGCAGCTCGCGAACATCCGCTCGATCTACCCGCCTGAGAAGGAGGCGCTCGGCGCTCTCGCTATCGAGATCGAGCTCCTCGACGCACAGGCACCCGCCGTCTGACCGTCCGCCCCGCCAGTCCCGCCCGTCAAGCACGGGTGGGGCTTTGGCGTTTGCGCCCTTGCGGCCGACGCACACCCGCCTGACGGTGGACGGTCAGCGGGGTGTCGTACCGACGACAGGGGGGTTTCGTGTCACGCAGGTGGGACGACATAGCTGGCCGACTGCTGCTGCGGCTGGCGGTGGTGCTGCACCGGACGGTCGCGGGCAGGGATGCGGCCGAGCGGTTGCAGGCCCGGCGGAATAGGGCGTTGCGGGCGGCGTACCGGCGGGGCGTGCCGGTTGAGGTGCTGGCGGCGCGGATGCGGTTGACGCCGAGCTGGATCCGGCAGGTGCTTGCCGGGAAGAAGCCGGCGGCGGTGGAGGAGGCCGCGTAGGCGGACAGCAGAGCGCCCCCGCAGTCGGGTTGGCTGCGGGGGCGTTCCCGTGTCACGGCTGCTCCCAGTCGAGGTTCGCGACATGCCCCATTTGGCCGTATTCCGGTGTCGGCCCGCGCGGTGCGGCGTTAGTCGTGCATGAGCAGGAGTCGCAGGTTGCGGGATCTGTCAGGGCCTCAGGCGTTCGACCAGCTGCGGACGCAGTTGGCTCGTGCCGCTGCCGGGGTGGCCAGGGAGAAAGTGCCACGGCAGAGGCCTCGTCCGACGCGGGCGGAGCCGGACGGCGTCGGCGGTGAGGCGGGCCCGCCAAGTTCGAGCTGAGGCCATCACTCGCCCGCCTGATTTGCCTTCCTGGGGGCTGAGTTCGTCTCTGGCGGCCTTTCGGCCCTGGGTTGGGGTCCTGGTGCTCCGGTCGTCTCCTGGGCGCTCTGGCGGCCGTCTGTCACGCCGCCGCCTCCCCTCGCGGCCCTGTACGCCCGCCTGCGGCTCTCACGGCACCCCGGACGTCCCGGTCGCCGTTCACGGCCTCCTGGGCGCCCTGAGGGCCGCCTGCGGCCGTTCGCGCTCTCTCGCTGCCACTCCGCCGCCGCTGCACATCGACGACATCGACGGTCGGACACGGGAACGGGGTGACAACTCCCCGGCAGCGGAAGCCATCCCAGCCGGAGCACTCGGAGCAGATCTCAACGCCGCCACGCCACACGGGGGCGTGGAGCTCGTACAGGGCCTGCTTGAGCCGCTGGATCCGCTTGGCAGCTGCGAGGGGCTTAGACGGGCGCCTGGGCGGCTTCCTGGCGGCAAGGAGCTCGATGCCCTCCAGCAGGCGGGCAGATTCCTCGGGCCGCAGCTGCCCGGCGAAGGTCCGGCTGGCGAGGTTGCGGAGCTGGTCCACGGTCGGCGGGGTGCTCACAGCCACTCCCCCGTCACGGTCACGGTCTGCAGCCCGTGGGTCTCGTCGTCGCCGAGCTGCCCCAGCAGATCCGGGTGCGGGACCGGGTCGGCGGCGAGGTGCGCCAGGGCGCCGCCGCACGGCTCCGGCGCCATCGGGATGCCCGTCACGGCCGACCCCCGTTCTTGATCCGCCCGTTGGGCAGGAGCAGCCCGTCGGCGGTCGCCCGCAGACGGAGCGCAATCAGCAGGGCGCCGCGAGGCTTCTCGCCGCGCCGCACGTACAGCGACAGCAGGCGGCCGAACTCCTCATCGACCAGCAACCGCAGGATCCGGGTCGTCATCGGTGGTGCCTTTCGGTGCGGGTGCCGCCCCCACGACGCAGGGGCGGCAGGGCGGGGTCAGGCGGTCGGCTTCTGGGTGCGGTGCCGGACGGTGATCCCGGGCCCGGTGTCGATCCCGTCGTCGTGGTGCTCAACGAGTTCGAACTCCGTGTCGTAGCCGTCCACCGGGTTTTGCGGCAGCCACTCCAGCCGGCCCGGCTCGTCCTTCTCGGATCGCAGCCACGACTCCGCTGCACCCTTCGCTCCGGCCTCGGAGTTGGCGTAGCCGATCAGGTAGTCGGACACGTTGCCCGGCTCGTACATCGCCACCCAGGCGGGCAGCACCAGGTCGAGTCCGGGATCGGCCGGGGCGTTGACGTCACGCCACTGCCGGGTGACGACGGGGCGTTGCTCCACCTCGGTGGCCTTGATCTCGTCGTCGCCGTTCCACGGATCGGTGTCGTCCTGGTCCTCGGTAAGGCCCTGCTCGTAGAAGACGCGGTACGCCAGACCGTCGTCGGGGGCCCGGAAGACGAGCTCGTGGACGGACACCCGGCGGCGGGCGTCGACCTGTTCGCGGTACAGGATCTCGGGCGAGTCGTCGGCCCACGTGTCGGGCAGGTCCCAGGCTTCGAGCTGGTCGCGGGTGAAGATGCGGGTGGTCACGGTGGTCCTCCAGGGTTCGTGGTGGTGTGGGGTTGCGGCCCGCCCCCGTCGGTGGAGGCGGGCCGTACAGCGGGTCAGGGGGTGCCGATGGCCTCAGCGATCACGAGGTGGCCTCCTCTCGCACCGACGAGCACAGGCGGCACGGCTTCGCCCGACGGCACTTCGGCATGTGGGGCTGCTCGGTCCAGCGGCGGGCTTTCACCGCCCGCGGATGGATCCCGTTCTCGATCAGGTAGTCCCGGGTGAACTCGGCGTCATCCCGGGGGAAGGGCCCGATCTCCGTGATCGCGCCGACGGGCAGTACGACGAGGTGCCGGAGTTTCCCGCTGCTGTGGAAGGGGCCGGAGTGGGTGGCCCACCAGTTGGATGCTGCGGTGCCGAGGCTGTTGAGGAGGACCTCGTCGACGACGACGCCCCATTGCTCGGGTGTGGGCGGCTTGCCGGGGATGTTGAGGGCCAGCTGCGCGCCGCTCACTGGGTGGCCTCCTTGCCGGGCTGGGCTGCGGCGGCGGGCCACTCGCCGAGTTCCTTCTGCATGACGCGGGCCTGTCGCAGGATGGTCAGCGTCTGCAGTCGATTCCCCCATTGGCGTTGCTGCCTCTGTGCCCGCTGGATCTGAACGTCGATCGATTCGACGCTGGCGTGCTCGAAGAACTCGGGCCGTAGACGGTCGATGCGTGCTGGGTCCTCAGCCTGCGTCTCGGGCTGCTGCGCCTCGACGGCCATGCGGCTCGGGAGGGTCGAGCAGTGCGGGCACTGCCAGTCCGGTCCGGCGGCTGTCGTCCGGTCGCGGCAGGTGTGTCGAGCGGGGGCCACCTCGTCGGCCGACCCGTTCAGCATGGCGGCGATCTCGTCGTCTCCGAAGCCGTCCCGAACGAGGCTGGCGGCCATCTCGTTCCCTGCGGCGGCGTACCGGGCAGCGCGCTCGTGCGGCGGATCGATGTCCACGGGCTCGGCGAGCAGGACCATCACCGCGTCGGCGATCTCGCCCGGCGTCGCGTCACCGAGGTGCTCAACTCCCGGAGGGCAGCGGAACAGTTCGGCGATGCGGTCGCGCAGCGCGGCCCGGTCGGCGGGCGCAGACGGTGCGGCGGCACCCCGGGATGCGTCGTAGGCCGCGAGTAGCTCCTCGGCCTCATCCCACGGCATGCCATGCGCTTCCGGGACGGGATGCCAGCCGGGCGAGGACAGGGCGGACAGGACAGCGATGCGGGGGTCGGTCATTGCTGCTGCTCCTTGATCGTGCGAGAGGATTGGGGGGCCGGCCGCCGCCTGTAGGGCAGGCGGCGACCGGTGCGGGGGGTCACGACGACGCGGACTCGGCCGCCTGGATGGCCTCGTCGTAGCCGTCCCAGTTGTCGACTCCGTAGGCGCGCAGGGCTTCGAGGAGATCGACGTCCGGCTCCATCTCGGCGACACGGGCTTGCAGGCTGCGGATCTTGGCGTCCGCGGCGGCCACGGATTTGGCCCAGCTGTCGGCAAGGGCGCGCTGCTCGGCGTCCGCGACGGCCATGTAGACACGCAGGGCGTTGCGGTCGACCTCGCGGCTGGCGGTCAGCGCGGCGGCTTCCCAGCGGGCGCGTCGGGTCTCGTCGGGTTCGAGCTGGTCGAAGGTGACGGCGACGGATCGGTCGATGTCGTCGAGCTGCTGGTCGGTGACGGGCTTCTGGTCGGTCATGGGGTTCCTTGTCTGGTGGGCGGTTCGCTGGGGTTTGTGCCTACTGCGGGCGGGCCTATCGGTCGGGCCGGTGCGCGCCGTTTCCCCGGCCCGAGGGTCGGGCGGCAAACAACGGGCGACGTCACGCGGCCTGGTCGTGCTGGCGGGCGACCTCAAGGGCGCACGTGTCCTCGTACCGCGACAGCTCGGCGCCGGTGACGGCTTCCACGAGGGCGCAGACCAGGACTTCGGCGGCGTTCGGGGTGACGGCGTTGCCGTACTGGCGGACCTTCTCCCGCTTGTTGCCGAGGACCACGTATTCGTCGGCGAAGCTCATGGCCCGGCCGATCTCGTGGGGTTCGAGCATCCGGAAGAGGACGTCGTCGATGTCGACTTCGCCGCGCACCAGGGCGTACCGGTCTCTGGTGGTGAGCGCGCCTATCGGCTCGCTCACGGACCGCGGGGCGCCGTTGCCGTAGTACGGGATCAGCATGTGCTCGGACGTGCCGGCCGGGGCGACGAGGCCGTGGTGGTTGCCCGACGCGGTGACCGTGGCCAGGGCCTCGGACACCGAGCGGGCGATCGATCCGCCGCCGCGGAGTTCGGCAATGAACGGCAGCCAGGCCAGGCCGGTCTCGTTGCGGGTGGTCATGGCGCGCAGCGGGCTGTGCGCCGACGCGGCGCTTTTCCCGTCGCGGCCCTCGACCGGGACCATCAGCGGCGGCACGGCCAGGGCCTTCGTCATGGTCGTGGTCTGCGTGGTGAGCGGCGCGTCAACGGGCCAGGTGCGCACGCCGGGCCTGCGCTCGAAGGTGTTCCCCGCGGCCTCCAGCGTGATCGGCTGGGCGAACTTCTTCAGCCCGGCCTGGATGCGGGCGAGGGTCTTGTCCGCGAGCGGCTTGGCCCGGTCGCCGATGCGCTGACCGGGGATGGCCCAGTCGATCGCCGCGGCGGCGGGGAGTGCTTCCGGCTCGACGATCTGGTAGCGGCAACGCACCGACGGGCACCGGTAGACGTACTGCTGCCGGTAACGGCCCATGTCACGCTTCGGGTCCTTGAACACCTGCATGGCCTGCACGTAGGCGTCGCAGCCCGAGCACCAGGCGCGCGGGCGCAGCCATTTGTCCCAGTCCGGGGTCCGTCCCAGGGACTCGTGCCAGTAGCCGACGTACAGCCGGTCCCGGGACTGCGGCGCCGCGTGCACGGTGCGCGGGTTCGCGTGCATCGAGTTCAGGGCGATGATCCGAGTCCGGTAGCCGAGCTTGTGGATCTCGCCGATCCAGCGGTCCCACTGGTCCCAGGCCCGGACGTCGGTGACGTTCTCGACGATCCCGGCCTTGACGAGGCCGCCGCGTTCCTGGACGCCGCGCAGGTACAGCGGCACTTCCTCCATCAGCGCGCGGGACTCTTCCTCCGCGGACGGCTCCCCATCGTCATCGGTAGCAGCGAGCAGGTCGAGGAGACTGCCCTGCATCGCCCCCGCGAAGTCCCGCTTCTTGCCCTTGGCCACGGACCAGTTCGTGCACTCCGGGGACGCCCAGAAGATGTCCGTGACGGGCCAGTCCCAGACGGGCGCTTTGCGGATGTCGCCCTGGTAGTGGCTGGTGGTGGGGAAGTTCGCGGCGTGGGACTCGATGGCGAGCTTCCAGTGGTTCGCGGCTCGTTCGACCCGCACTCCGGGCACGGCGTGGACGCCCTGTGAGGAACCGCCGGCTCCGCAGAACCAGTCCATAAGAGTCAGTTCGTCGTCGTGGCGGTACATCAGGCGGCTTCTCCTTCGACGTGCTCGTGCGGGCGGGGCAGTTGGACGACGGCGGCCCGCTCGCACTGCGGGCAGGTGCAGCGGCCGTGCGTCGGGGTGGGGCCGGTGGCGGTGGTGCCGATGGGCCAGCCCCCCTTGTGGGCGATCCGGTAGCCGGGCTCGACGGGAGCCGCGGCGACCGGGGCCGGCTTCGACTTGGCGGAGGCGGGCCCACCGACGGTCAGGGAGAGCAGGTAGTCCTTGAGGTCGCCGTCGTGGCGCATGGCTGCGATGTCGCCGATGTCATGGTTCATCAGCTTTGCGCCATGTCGATAAATTGGGCGTAGTGGCCCTGGAAGGCGGTCGTGACCGTGGCCTTCGGGCCGGCCCGGTGCTTGCCGACGATGAAGTCCGCTTCCCCGGCCCGCGGAGAGTCCGGTTCGTAGGCGTCCTCGCGGTGCAGGAGGATCACGATGTCGGCGTCCTGCTCGATCGCGCCGGACTCGCGCAGGTCGGAGACCATCGGCTTCTTGTCCGTGCGCTGCTCGGGGCCGCGGTTCAGCTGGGCCAGGATGATCAGCGTGATGCCGAACTCCTTGGCCATCAGCTTCAGTCCGCGGGTCAGCTTGGAGACCTCCGCCTGCCGGTTCTCTGCCTTCGGGGCGTCCATGAGCTGCAGGTAGTCGACGATCACCATGCGGAGCCCGACGGTGCGGATGAGGTGGCGGACACGCCCGCGCAGCATCGGCAGGGAGAGCTCCGACGAGTCATTGAGGTAGAGCGGCGCCTCGTTGATGCGGGGCATGGCGCGCGCTTCACGCTGCACGCCGGCGTCGTCGACGACACCCTGCTTGATGTGGTGCAGGGGGACGCGGGCTTCGGCGGACAGGATGTTGTCGCCGAGCTCGGCCTCGCCCATTTCGAGGGATTCGAAGAGCGTCGGGATGCCGTTGCGGATGGCGGCGGCGCGGGCAAATCCGAGGCCGAGGGTCGACTTGCCAATCGAGGGCCGGGCGGCGACGACGACGAGCTGGCCGGGCTTGAAGCCGCCCGAGAGTAGCGCGTCGAGGTCGATGAAGCCGGTAGGGACGACCTGCTCAAGGCTCGGCGGGGTGACGGACCTTTCCAGGGCGCCGCCGATGATGTCGCGCAGCAACTTGGGGGTGCTGGTGTCGCGGTTGCGGACGACGTCGTCGAGGGCGTCCTGGATGGCGGAGATATCGGTGGCCGAGTCGAAGGCCGCGGACCGTCCACGCAGGCTGATGTCCGAGCTGATCGCGAGGAACCGGCGAGCGATGGCAGCTTCGGTGATCTGCTTTGCGTAGTACGAGCCGGCCGGGTAGGACGTCTGGGCGAGGTCATACAGCTGCGAGAGCTGGGCGAGGTTCAGGGGCGGGACGGGCAGGTAGCCGGTGGCACGCCATGCCTGCAGCTGCCGGTCGACGGCCTGCCAGCGGATCTCGCCCTTGGTGAGGGTTTCGCGGATCTCGTCGACGGCGTGCCACACCCAGCGGAGCGCATCAATCTGCATGTCGGCGGGGTCGAACTCTCCGGCGAGTTCGTCGATGAGTTCGGGCCGGGCCATGACGGAGGCAGCGATGATCCGTTCGGCTTCCACAGCTGCCGCGCCGGGCGCGGGATTGACCTCGTCGGCATCCCAGACGCCTGTCTCGGTGGTCATGCGGCAGCCCCCGTGCGGCGGTCTTCGCCTTCGAGGAGCACGATGCTGTCGCCGCACATCTCGGCGAGACGGGAGGCGACCCGCGGGCCCGTGACGTCGGACAGCTCGCCGGGCAGCACGTCGCAGGTGATGATCACGGGGCGGCGGTTGATGTACCGCTCATCGAAGATCTCGAACAGGCGCTCCTGTGTCCAGACGGACGCCTTGGCCGCGGCGAGGTCGTCTATGAACAGCAGCTGGCAGTCCTGGAGTTCCTTGACGAGGGTGCGGCGTACCTCGTCGGGGCCATCGGGGCGGAGCGCGTCGAACAGGGCGGTCGAGCGGTAGGTGCGGACGTCGGGGCCGCCCGCGGTCCACGGCCGGGTGGGTGCGTACCAGGCTTCGAGCCAGAGGCGGCAGGTCCGCCAGGCGTTGTGGGTTTTGCCGACGCCGAGGGAACCGGTGAGGAACAGGCTGGTGCCTCCCCAGCCGGCGATCCACTTGCGGACGTCTTCGTGAACGTCGATGGCCTGGCGGTAGATGAGCGGGGTCCGCTCGTCGAACCGCTGAAGCGCCTGCTGGCTGCGCTCCTGGAGCCAGGATTCGCGGGGGCTGAGTTCGTCAGCCGAACTTGAGGGCACGCTTCTTCTCCTCTTCGGTCATGTTGCGGGGGGCCGGGGCGGGGCCGGCTGGCAATGGGCGCTGGCCTCGCTGGCTGGAGGCTTGGCGGCGGAGGGTTTCGTACTTGGCGCGGAGCTTCCCGGGGCTGAGGATGTGGGCATTCCAGAAGCTGTCGGCGTGGGCCCAGTCGATGGCGGTGATGGCCTGGTCGGCTGTCACGCCGTCGACGTCGAGCAGCAGCCGGACGTCGTTGCGCCACGTCTTGGTGATCCGCTGCTTCTTGCCGCCGCCCTTTTCGATGACGGCGGCAAGGTGCTCACAGACGCGCTCGACGTCGGGACGGGAAGAGCTGTCAGCGGATGCCGAAGGCTCCGCGTCTTCCTGCTCCTGGACGCCGGCCTCGACCCCGAACAACTCTTCTTCGGGGGCAGGGGTAGGGGCAGGGGCAGGGGAATGCGCGTGTGATGCGGGCGCGCGCCCGCACGTAGAGCCTTTCGGACCCTCTTCGCCATCCCCTTCGGGAGGGGTATCGGAGGGGGTTTCGGAGGGGGTTCCCGAACCCCCTTGCGTGGGGGTCGAGTTGGGCTCCCAGAACGCCTTGCGGAGGGTCTCGATGTGTTCGGCTACCTGCTGGCGAATCGAGGGCCCCCGCGCCCCCGGCTCGTCGCTGAGCTCTTCCAGTGGGATGCGGTCCACTTCGGCCAGTAGTGCACGCCGCAGGCGGCGGGAGGAGATCTCAAGGGCCCCGGCCACCATGGCGCCCATCACCTTCGGCATGCGCCATACGCCGTCGTTGCGGATGAAGGAGCGGATGAGGAGTTCCTCGGTGTCGTCATCGACGACGATGAACCGGGCAGCCTCGAGCGCCTGCAGGAGCTTCTCCAGCTCGGCGGAGGTGAGCCCACGGGCCTTGCGGGACCAGCGCCGCAATGTGAGGTCGAGCAGCCCAGCGTGGTTGAGGTTGGGTTGACTGATCAGGAACAGGTAGAGGCGCTGTTCCTGCTCGTCGAGCTCGAGGAAGTCCGCGTCGTCCCAGATGCTGGTGAGGATCCGGCCGTGTCCGCGGGCCATCAGTTCTCACCACACACGGGCTCGGCATGGGCCCGGAGCCACTGGTCGAGGAACTTGTCGAGGTCTGCGCTGTGGCTCGCCCCGGCCATGCCGGATGCGATCTGGATGTCGTCGCGTGCGTCATCGCCGCGGGCAGCCAGGATCAGCTGCCCCCGGAATGTGGCCTTGTCCTCTTCGGTGGGGTCAAGGCCTCCATGCGACCTCCAGATCTCAAGCCACCCGTCGTACACGCCATCTATCCGGCTGAACTGCTCCCCCGAGATCGGTGCGTACTGCATGTCCCAGATCCGAAGACCCCAGGAAAGGTGCGGCGTCAGCTGTGATCCCGCGTGCACCGCGGCGCAGACGACCTCCGCGACGGAGTGCCCGGCCTCGAAGAGGGCCGCACTGTGTACGAGAAACTCGTCGTACTGATCCTGGCTGGGGTCTCCCCCTTTACTGGCAACGGCCCATGCGTAGGTCCAGGCAGTCTCAGCCGCGTGCCGGTCGACCTCTTGCGGGCCCCATTGCGGCGGGTATCCGCCTCGCCAGAGGTGGTCGGTGAGCTCGGCCTGCCTGAGCTCGGCGGCCCGCCGGAAGTCGTCCTGGTCGACGTCGGCGACGGGCGTGGCGTTCGGCATGCTGCTCGTCTTGCCGGCGTTGCAGTCCGCGCACGACGTGACGAGGTTGGTCGGCTTGTCGCTGCCGCCGAGCGCCTGCGGGATGACGTGGTCGACGTTGAGCTTCGCGCCAGGCGCCGTGGCACCGCAGTACCGGCACGCGTGGTTGTCCCTGCGGAGGATCTCGTAGCGGAGGCGCTTGGAGACGGCCATGAAGTGGTGTCCTTTGATCGTTCTGTACAGCGGTGTCTGCGAGCGCGAAAAGCCGCACGGGGACTGAGAATTAACGCTCCCGTGTACGTACACGACACTACCCCTCGTGTACGTACACGGCAACGTTCTATCTGGCGTTCGTGTGCATACACGCGCTACGCTCTGGCTATGGCCGAGAAGGAGACCCACACCCGAGCGCGCCCTGTCCGAATCCCCAAAGAGGACTGGGACGAGTTCGGCGCGCTCGTGGGCGAACGGGAGCGGTCGCGGCTCATCCGGGAGTTCGTGGCCTGGTACCTGCGCCGGCCGAAGGCTGTTCTGCCGAAGCGGCCCGATTCGCCGAAGTCCGACTGACCTCACGTCCTCCTCCTTCCTCCGGCCCCGCCTGTACAGCGGGGCCTTTGTCGTGCGGGCTAGGCGGCCTTGGCCAGCTGAGGCTTCGTCGGTTCCGTCTTGGCCGGTGCCGGGTGGCGCTTCAGCGCCTGGTGGAGGTGCGGCCGGGTGACGTCGAGCCGTTCGGCGGCCTGTTCGGTGGTAAGCCCGCAGACCCGCATGAGTTCGCGGGCGTCGTGGGCGAGGTCGGCTTCGCGGGTGGTTGCGGCGGCGCGGGCGCGGAAGCGTTCCTGGTTGAGTTCCTGCATGG